GCCTGTGTTGCCATATCAAAATAGATAATGTTGCCAGAGTATGTAGAATAATGTCCCATCTCATTTATGTTTAGACTACCACTATTCGCACCACCATTAATCTCATACACCGTACCGTCTGAATCTATACCTATATAATTATTAGGTCCAGTTCTACCTATACTTGAAAACATTAATAATATAACGCCAATTATAATTCTTGTCTTAACCATACCGTTTTGAATACTATCATTCTATCTCTTGCGCCTCTACATATAAAGACTTCAATAGTCTATTCAACTTAGACTTATTCATCGCCTCACTTTCAATCTCATTCACATACTTCTCTAACATCGTCATAGTATCTTCTATGTCCTCTAACTCCTCATCAGCTATAGCATTGGGATTGAGGTCACTAAAATCTTCTACTATCTTGAGGTCAAGAAAATTACCTTCTGAATAACACTTTTGGACAAATCGGTCAAAGTTATAGAAGTCATTTTTCTGTATAATGAATATTTTTACATAACTACCCTCATACTCTGAGAGATCCATATTCATCATCTCATCACAACTATGACCGTCATCATAAAATATCTTTTTAAATAGTCTATTAGGGTTCTGATAAAACTCTAACTCTCTTGTTTCGGTATCAAGAATATGGAAACCTTTCTTAGTACCATAGTCACCCCAATTCATTTCATAAGGGGCACCTAAATATCGTATGTGACCATCGTCTTGTTGTAGGTGATAATGACCAGAGTAGACACGCTCATATCGTTTGAAGATGTCCCGTTCTAATCCATGGTCACAATAAAGGTTAGGCATTATTTCATTACCATTAACCTCTAAATGTCCCATGACAAAATCTGCCTTGGCAGTTTGTATCTCATGGATAGCCTCTACACGATGTGCAGGAGCAATCCAAGGAACAAACAAAACATCAAGGCCACCAATATCGGCGACTCTTGGAATATCTTCATAACTCGTAATGTTAGTGTATTCTTTGAGAACCAAACTGACCGAATTGACCTCGTTTGAGTTCTTGAAATAACAGTCATGATTCCCAACAAGCATATGAATAGGATAATTATTATTGTAACAGGGATCAAAGAACATCTCCTTGGCTAATGCCAAAGTATGGTAGTTAGAATACTTCCGCCTATCAAACACATCGCCCAAATGAAGAATCTTTGCAACTCCTTCCCTCTCACATATTGGAAAAAAAGTTCCGTCGTAGAATCGCCGCTGGAATTCGGCGAACGCCAAATTGTCATTCTTGCCTCCATAATGTGTGTCTGTAATTATTGCTACTTTCATTCTTCATCAGCATGAAAAGTATACTTATCTATCATTTCTGCAAACTGTTGTTGATATTTAGCATCATCATCATGTTGTTGTAACACAATACGGGATTCTATATTAGATTCTTTAAGCAACTTTTCTTTTATAGCTTGTTGCTTTTTTTCTTTTTGTATCCTACGAATAAATGCATAGTAAATAATCTGAGTAAAATAAGCAAATGGATTAGTGGATTTTTCAGGATTAAATTTATCTATATACTGCAAACAATTTTCTATGCCATCGGAAATCATTTCTTCCCTATAGGTATAGTTAATAAAGTTTGGTCGATATGATAGGTGATTCGCAATCTTTAGAATACACTCACCCAAATAATTAGTAATTTGTGGTGGTTCATCTCCCGACGCTTCCATTTCTTTTATTTTATCTTGTCGTTCTACTATTGCAGCTAAAAACTCTTTATTATTAACGTAATGTATGGGTATTTTTTTTGTTCTTGCCATGAGAATTATCCTAAGGACCTTTTAGGCCACTTGTGAAATATAATCTCCAAACAATCCAGAAATAACTTCAACAGCTTCATCAAGATTATTTAGACGCCAAGAAGCATTGTGTTTGATAAGAGGATGATCCATTAAATAATTATCATCAGATACAATGATAAGTGGTTTCCTCAAACCAATTGCCCAACCAATCTCAATAATAGTTCCAATAGATGGACGTCTATCACTAAGTTCTTTAGGAAGATAAGCAAGTACTAAATCAGATGACTCAGTATCTAACCAGTTTTTTGTAGCAATAGCTCTAGGGTCAGACCACATCTTTACAACACTGCCCGGTGCCGAGTATCGTTTACCCTTTTCTAAGGGTTCACAACGCAAAGGAGATATACCCACAATGCCTGGTTCAAACTTTTCTTGGCAATATACTCGCCATTCATTTGCTTCTTGGTAATCGCAGTCCGCAATGGGTCCTGCTAAATAAATATATTTTTTCATATTAATGACTCTTTTTATGTTTAGTCATCTATAAGTATATCACAATTCCTATAGGTTGTCAAGACCCACCTCTTCCCAATCAACATAATTCCATCCCTCATCTCTTTCTAAGTTTACTGAATGGGCTTTGTCTCCTATGGATCCTATATCGTTTATCAGGATACGGCCTTCGTCTGCCATACCCATAAGTAACATATCAAAGGGTATGCCTAATCTGCGGAGTTCTGATTCTGTTCTTTCTCTTACGGACTCTCTACGACCAGTAATAAGAATGATGTTGTGTCCTTGTGCCTCCCACTTCTTCATTCTGTGAAATACACCAGGTAACAACTCATGAGCATTATCTATCACCGCCCTATGTCCCTCACTCATATACTTCGTTAAAGTTCCATCTATATCAATAATTAATGTTTTCACCTTATCCACCCTCAATAGGTGGCATAATAACTACTTCATCACTTTCTATAATTGGTTGCATCCATGCATTAGAATACATAGTTCCATTAATTGCTATATTACAATCACCCCAACCATAATTAGTATATTTTCTATCTAAAACATTAAGCAATCCTTTTACAGTAGTAAACCCACTTATATCTATTTCTTTTTTGCCTACACTTATTGCAAAATCACCTGTTAATTTTATTTTCATTTTATAAGAGTATTTCTATTTACGCTACACCACAGGGTTACCCCTATATTTGATTTAAGATGTGGTGCTAACTCCCATTGAATAACTTCCTTTGTTTGAACACATCGTTCTACATTCTCAAACTGATCTATAAGATTCTTCTCACATTTTGTTACGCCCTCATCATTCGCAAGACATATCATTATCAACAAAAATACTAGATCCATTTTATTTATTTCGGTATATTATGCAAACCTAAATATCTGGAGATATTCGGCACACAAGACCATGAAGCTGCCCACTCTCCCTCATATAATTCCATATAGTGTATAGTAGAGTCCATGCGATGATACTGATTTTCCTCATCCTTCCTCAATGTAGACCATCCCCGGAATAATTCAGCAGCATGAGAATTACATTCTTCTATAGTTGAAAAAGGAGATACAGCAGACATTGCATGACTATCTGCTGTAGTGAGCAAAGAAAAAACCAATATAAAGGAGTTTATCATTAAATTTTCTTACCAGTATCCTCTGGACTCTCCGGTGGTTCGTGTCCTAATGCAATATTGGCATCATAAACCTCTTGTTCAGTCATACATTGGAATTCATGGAACTCAGATAGCATCGATCCAATAGTGCCCTGTAACATCATAATCAGTGGTAACGAATTAACCGCGGTATACGCCTCGCAATGTTCCTTCTCATCAAACGGCATCATAAATTGGGTCCAGCCTTGTAATGGGCTCAACCCCGTCGCTGCATTCAATGTAATTAATGCAGAGACAAAAAACGCTGTAACTTCAGCAGCCATTTTTATTTTCTCCTAGGGGTTGACAAACAGTGAAAAGTATGGTATACTTAAAGAGCTACCTTTGAGGAAACCAATACCAGCTTAATGTAGTGTAGGTTTAGGTCCAGATATATTCATTTGTACTTCCGAATTATTATCTTCCTCGTATTCTACATCAATCTTATGGGAATCTTCCAGATACTTAGCTACTTTAGATAGATTATCCTTCATTTGTTCCATCATGGTTTCCTCTGATTTACTTTCATTATCAGATATTTCATGTCTAATCCTTTTACAAAACATTTTATAATAAAAGATTACTTCAGGAGCTAAGCTTCCGAAAGATAGAATTCTATCCTTATAAATTACATATGAAGAATCATTACTATAATTAATCCACCTATGTAATCCTGTATGTTCTACCACATGCACTTCATCCTGATGCACTTGGTGTTTTTGTACCGACATAGGTAACTCTACCAACAAGGCATCATCATATTCTTTTAATACTTTACAAAATACATCATCACCATTTATCATTTTAAGTATTTTATAAGGAGACTTTTCTTCTATCTTTTCCATATACTATTATTTATGTTTTTAATTTTATCGGAACTATCTCATAGTGAAAGTCCTGCTCATTATATAACCTAACACGTTCCTTTAAATGTAAAAGTGTATAGTTTTCCTTATTATTATACACTAAATTGTCACTTATGTCAAATATTTTTAGCATTTCCTTGTCTTTTGATACTCTTAGACCCCTTCCAATTGACTGTAAAACCCTGATTTGTGACTTATAGGGGCTTGCAAATACAATATTATGCAGTCTTTTGATGTTAATACCGGTGGAAAACGTACCATATGACGCAAAAATAACACTATCAATTTTACTGTTTTCTACCACACCCCTTATCTCTTCCCGTTCATCTGTTGGAGTACTACCATATACCAAATAAATTTGTTTATCAATAGTTGTCGCTAATTCATGTAGGGGTATCAAATGTTTTTCTATATACTGAGCCAATACTAAAGAATTACCTTCTAAGGTAGAAATTAAATTAATAAGAAATAGATTTCTGGACTCACTAGAAACCAGATAGTCCATCTCTTCCTGATAAGTTCTTTTAATTCTATTAGATTTGATGTGTTCTAATACAAGACATTTTATTTCTAAGTTAGATAAAACTTTTTTCTTTACTAATTCTGCCGTAGTAGTTACTTGGTCACATACTCCAAAAAGTCCTTCCAAAACTAAACGGTGAACTTCTTTACCATCCAAAGTGCCTGTTAAACCTATGCGATATTTACAATCATGGAGTTTGGTCATTATACCAGTTAGGGATTTGGCTTTAGCTAAATGTGCCTCGTCTATGAACACTGTACCAAATTGGTGAAAGTAACTCTTAGGTAACTTGTAAATAGATTGCCATGTAGATATAATTACATCCTTTGTAGAATCCTTTTCTTTACCCGCATATAACCTATGACAATGTTCTTCTGGAAACCATCCATATTCCGAGAAATCTTTATACATCTGTTCAACTAATGATGTGGTAGGTACAACTAAAAGAATTTTAGTTTCTTTGAGCAGATAATATCTTATTAAAGCATATATAATAAAAGACTTACCCGACCCAGTGGGTGAAAGTATAACGCCCCTATCACGTTCAATAATATTATGTATGGCATCTACTTGATAATCTCTTGCCCTAAACTTACTTATACTATTAACAAACTTTCTGGTCAGTTTTTTATCTACTTCTTTTGGTCGGAAGACCTCTTCAACTTTAACGCCATATCCTTGGTCCTGGAGAAATCTTTGGACATACGGTAATAGTCCAGCATATATTTTACCAGTAGCAGGACTGAATAAACGTACACGACCATCCCACATACGATTTCGCACCGACGGCATAAATCTTGCATTCGGTACTTCAAAGGTAAAAAACTCTGATAGCTCTTTACCAATCGACGGCTCACACCGGACTCTAAGATAGGCTTCGTTAAATTTTTCAATCGTTACTTCATTCACCGTGCAAAAACTGTTTCCAAGCAATGGTATTCTTGATATTCCAGTTCCTATTGTTAATCTCTCTCAATATTCTTTCTAAATAATTTACTATAGTTTTTACATATTCTATTTTCTTTCCAAGTTCTTGCATCTCATCATCAGCATCTATATAGATACCAACATCTGCCTTGAGAACTTTTAAATCAAAAGGTTTATCCGCATAAACTTGTGCTGGAGATTTTCCAGTATAATACTCCCACTTATCACGATAGAGTATTTTACTATCGTCTTGTAATTTTTTAAGTTGAAGTGAATATTTTGTATAATATTTAAGATACTTATTATGCAATTGAGGAGTCCTAATAGACTCCATATCTAATTCAGTATCATCAATTTTTAAATCTTTATCAACTAAAAGTTGTAACTCACCAAAATCCATTATATAATTCCCTCAAAGAGAGATGGTCAGCGGTTGAATCTTCCTTGCTGTAGGTTTCTATATTTCTTCGATTCTATAATTAGTCAGAAGATAAAATACCGTTATCATTCAACTTGACCATCTCATTTTTATTTATCTAAATACAACTTGTAAAAACTTATGCCGCCTTTATATCAAACCAAGTATAAGCAAATGAAACATCACACATAGCATACGAAATATCAGTTTCAGCTTGGCTATATTCAACACTACCAAGACTAACAGGAAACGCTTCATATATATGAACTGTGGCCTTAGCATTATTTTTAGAACTTAAAATAGTTAGCACTATATCCGTATATAAATCTCTATCATTAAGTTTATAATATACTCCATCTTGAGGATTGCGTTTGTCAGAATTCGCACTCCTATTCATATTATCAGGCCTATCTGTTCTGTTGAATTGTTGTTTGCCACTAAAAGGAAACCCTATATTCATTACCCAGTTATACATTTCCATATAATTATTTAATGATTCATCAACAATAAAAGTACAATTGAAATTATCATATTGCATTTTATCTCCAACAACTGCTATATCCACAAAGGGTGTATATTGGTCCGCCTGACCCAATGTACACCCAGGAATATTAGCTCTTGTCACAAACCATTCTGTAGTAGGAAAAATAGGAAAATATATCTTAAATTGATTACTTTGTGAATAATCAAATACTGTGGGTTCCCTATTAGTCGCCGAAATAACTCCGGTAACAGCAGGAGAACTGGTAGAACCACCAACCTCTCCTTCTCTATTATCAGTAGCTGCCACTACGCAGCCCAACCAGCACCGGTAGCATTATTAACTATTTTATGAAATTCAATTACGATAGTTCCAACTGCTGCCGCAGCATTTGTTAAGGCCACGTCACCAGCAGCAGTTCCAGCCGGTGCGACTGCATGAACAATAGCTGGTTGACCAGGTTGATAACCATATTCACCACCGTTAAATAAAGCGAAAACAAAAGCATCCGCAGGGGTGGTTCCTGACCAAACTAGGGTTGCGCTATTTGTAATAGCCGCAGGTGCCAATGACCAAAATATTTTGGCTATGTTTACTAAACTTCCCGTTTGCCATCCTACCAAATCAGAAACATTTAGTATTTCTGCTGAACTATTTGTACTGCTGACCTGTACTTTGACTGTAGTTCTGTATCTAGTATCAGCAAGTGTATGTAATGAAACTGCCATGATTTTTTCTCCTTATTGTGGGGCTGGAGTCTACTCTCCCCCTTTTACAATGACTCCTCTTAACTACTATTTATAGATAAATATAATTATTATATTATGATTAAGGCATTTTTCAAAAGTAAAAAATGGGCCCGGTGGGCGTGGGGCGGCGCCAGTTTGCTAGCCATTTCTTTATGGATACAAGTGCAAATAACTGTAGCCATAAACAAGTGGTACGGTGGATTCTATAACTTACTACAAACATCAGGTACATATAAAGATAATTCAGCAGAAGGTATTACTTTATTTTACGACAAGTTAATTAGTCTTTCTTATTGGACTAACGGATTTGAAGGTGAACCCTCATTTGCTGTATTGGCATTCCCCTATGTTGTATTATCAGTTCTAACAGGTTGGTTTACTAGAGTATATGGACTACGATGGCGTGAAGCTATTACGTTTGATTATATTCCAAGATGGAGAACTGTAACGGAAGAGATAGAAGGTGCATCTCAACGTATACAGGAAGATTGTAATAGGTTTGCTAGAATTGTAGAATCACTAGGACTTCAAGTAGTACGAGCACTTATGACACTTATAGCATTTATTCCAGTGTTATGGGGGTTAAGCAGTGCCGTTTCAATTCCATTCTTTAGCGACATTCCTGGTTCATTGGTTTGGACTGCATTAGTGGTATCATTGGGTGGTTTAGTAATCTCATGGTTCGTTGGTTGGAAACTACCAGGACTTGAATACAACAATCAGAAAGTAGAGGCTGCATTTAGAAAAGATTTAGTATTAGGTGAAGATGATAAGGTAAATTATGCTCAGCCTGAAACTATATTGAGTTTGTTTACTGGTATAAAATTCAACTATCATAGGCTGTACTTGCACTATGGTTATTTTGATACTTGGATGATTACTTATGACCAATTTATGGTTATTGTACCATACTTAATTGTTGGTCCAAGTTTATTTACGGGTGCAATATTGATAGGTGTAGTAGTACAAGTATCA